GGTGGAACGATAGTAAAACTTCCTAGCCGACCTTGCTGACTCGCAACAAATGCAAAGACAGGCATAAATTCTGCTCTCGTCATTACATTGTATCGCGCAGTAAAACAGAACTGCTGACCACCTAGTGTCCTTACTTGCTGACGACCTGAGACTGTTTCTGATAACAAATTGCTATGCTTTGACTCAACATTGATCGCTTGAAACTCTGGTGTCGTGGGGTAAGTTCCTGCCATTATATAACGCCTCTCGTCCCTCGATCATTCATAGCCTGATTGACGATCGTCACAATCTGACCTCGACGACTCTGCAACAGAGAGTCAAACCCTTTAGCGTCAACCGTTGAAATGTTAAAATTGATGTTTGCGACTTTGTTGTTGACTTGATTTGGTGCTTGGATACGATTATTAGGGATAATATTGCCTGACTGGCCAGCACCCATAGTCAATATTTCTCGTCCTCGCTCTCCGACGACATAGGATTCACCACCTCGTACCTGACCACCTAAAGCTCTGCCGCTATAGGTTTGAGCGCGAATCGTTGCAACTTGCGCAAGACCAGTAGCAACCACGGCTCCTGCCGCCGCTAAGTTAAAGGGAAACGGTATATCCCTCAGTGCTGAAGCCGCGCCCGTAAAGGTAGACATAATGGCCTGACCGATATTGTATGCTTTTGCCGCTTTGAACGCGCTAGAGTTAATTTGTCCTAATGCATTGAGTGCATCGCTTGTATTTTTGACGACGAAATCGTTTTTTGTTTTTTCGATGTTCTTTTCCGCTTCTGCCCGTTGCTGATCATTCAGTCCTCGTTGTGCGAGATAAAGTTTTTGTGCTTCTAAACGCCTCGCAAAAACCTCAAGTTCTGTTTGTTCCACGTTTAACAGACCAAGTTTTTCGCCTTCGTTCTCTATCTCTTGTATTCTCCGTCTGGTGTTCGCGGCTTCTTGTCGCCTCGCTAACTGATCAGCCTCTAACGCTTGACGATTGATATTCTGCCGTTGCTGTTCTAGTCGATCTTCTGCGTCCTGTTCTTTCTTGGCTTGTGCCGCTTCTCGTGTCGCTTGCGCTTCTGCTTTGGCTCGTTCTGCATCTTCTTTTCTTGCATCAATCAGTTTTTGCTTGCCCTCAAGCAACTGAGCCATGATCTCAACGGCTCGCTCTTGATCTTCTGTTAGATTAAGCAGAGCGGCTTCCTCTCTCAGTAGTGCCGCTTCTGACTTTCCATGAGCCTTTACTTCTTCAATGATGGCTTTGCCAAAATCTTCTGCGGATTGCTCTGCTTTAGTTTTTTGGTTAGTGAGTGATTCTAAATCTAGTTTTTGTTCCGACAGTTTTAAATTAAGCTCTTCAACAGAGATGGTCTGGGTTTTTACGGCTTCAGTCTCAGCCTTTTGGACACCTTGAAGTTGCCTTCTTCTAGATGCTAGCTCTTCAGTGAGGTCAACTTGGTCAGCAACCACTTCTTTATTTTCTTTTAATTTCTTGGTTTCCTCCTCGATTGCCTTTTCTGTCTCTCTGATTTGTTTTTCTAATTCAGCAACTTTAAGAGCAAATAGTGCTGGCGAGGTTTCTTTTAAACTGATGTCGAGGTCATCTGCTCTTTCAATTAGTTTTGCGAAACTTTCTTCAGTTTTGAACAACGCAGGGAGCAAAACCATTCCAAGTGATGCCGCCAAACCAGCAACAGCACCAAGAAGCGGAACGCCTAAAACGATACCTAAGTCAGCGGCTTGCTGAGAAAGAGCCAGCATTGGATTTGTGCCAGCTTGAACCTGACCGACGAATTGCTGTACTTGTATTCCAGCCTGACCAGCACCTCGACCCATCGTGCCAAATCCACGACCAGCCCTAGCTGATCCTTTTGCGGCATCTTCAAAAGCATCTCCCATGCGTCCGAAAACTTGGTCTGCACGTTTGCCGCCCTTTGTTAGCTTATCAAGATCGCCTGTGGCTTTTCTGGCTTTTGAGGAATCTACGTCAATGATCAGGCTAGCTATATCGGCCATTTTGGTTCACTCTCACGGTACTGACTAAGTGTCATTATGGCCTCAATTTCCCACGGTGTCAGTAATAAACCTGTCAAACGTACATACGCATCAATCTCTTGATAAGTGAATACGCTGAGAGTCGTATACGCTTTCCATACATCATTGTGGCAATCGGACAAGGTAGGAGCATTGACAAGATCAGGCGGAGTTTTGCCTGTGCTTTTCTCGACTTGTTTGAATGCATCGTATCGACTGACCTTTGAGCCTTCTGGACAGGAGTTTATCCAGAAACAATATCGCCCAAATTGGACGAACTCATCGATCAGCCGCTGATAAAATTGGCTCTATTCCCCAGGAATGCGAGTAGTTGCTCTTTGACATCAGGAGCATTCGCATAAAGATTGACAGCATTTTTTCGATTGAACTCGTATTCCTTCCCGTCTTTTGTGATGTTCGACCATGAGATCGTCGCGTCTGCTAGTGCTTCTGCGTCCATCAAATCATAATCGAGAGCATCCATTTTATTATCGGCACGAGCATCGATTATTTTTTGGGTCTGGTTCTTCTTAGCTTCTCGCCAAACTTTTGAATCCATGCCTTTGATGCGGATAATGACGTCCGTAGGCTTGCCATCAACTGGCGACAGAATTGTGACATCCGCTCCATCATCGTGCGTTTCCGCTGTTTTTAATTGTGCTAGTTCCATCTGCTAGTTCCTTCATAATCAGGCTGGTTGCCTTGTAATTTTTAATTGCTGATTGGTTGCGTCGCTGAATAACGCCACAAATGGCATTGACAGGGTGATCGCTCCCTCGCCTGATACATCAGGCTGGCCAGCGTTGTATTTTATCCTAGGTATATTGAACAGATAGTCATTGCCTAGAACATCAGTTAAAGTCAATATAATCGCTGATTCGGTCTCATTGACGAACTTTTCTAATACTGTCTTACTGTCAAAGTACAGCCCCAGCGTACCAGTGACCCGCGATTTGCCAATCGACGGCTGGTTGGTCAACTGCGATCCGACAGAAAACAAAGGCTCAAGCCCATTCTCTATAGTCAGTTCGATTTCTGTCACAGTCGCTATTGATCCACCGCCTTCGGTAATCGTACCAGTGAATGAGTCAAACGGAGTCTTACCGACATCAGCATTATCACTTGCTCCAGCAATCGTTCCTGTGTTCAACGTCATATCTTGTCCGACAATTCCAAAGGTCATGCCAACCATTGCATTTGGCGCGACACTCAAACTCATGGTATTGAACTCAACGCCTGTAAATCGATGATATTCTGGCGTGGCTAGATCAAGGAATCGACGCTCAAGAGTGAATGATCTTCTGGTGTTTCCAGACTTCAATACATTGGTATCGAAAGTCCCGCACATTACGGCTTGAATCAGTTCATCAAAAGCACCGTACTCTAGCTCTGATGAAATATCGCCACCGATTGTCTTGTTCCCATGACGGAAATCTTCGACCTGTCGATCACCTCTGAGTTTCTCAGACTCGATTCCATCCTTTGTCATACCAATCGTCGTCGCTGTATGCGGGATCGGTGTGTAAGTAGGGTTATTGGGTGTTGTTCCGTAGGCTGATTCTGCAACATAAAACAGCGAATGTTGCGCTCCGTTTGCAATAGCCATGATCTGTTACCTCGCCGTCATGTATGAATAAAAATTAATGGATACAGGCACTGCTTGCCAACTTCCACTAATGATTGCCGGATTGATCGACACATTGATTATCCGAACCGTGTTGCTATTGTACGTCAAATTTGTGCCACGTTTGAAATGATCTGCGATTGTGTCAGGGATATTTGTACGACCCGTCCCCGCCACTGTGAACACATCAACTTGATATACACCATCGATTCTATCTTTTCCTGATGCTCCGACAGCCGCTTGTACAACATCAGCCGGAAGAAAATTTGCTCTTAAATAAGTTTCGTTCGCCGCTGGCTCGTATGGAATATTTGGAAATGCTATATCCAAACTCCCAGACATGCTTGCTAATCTAGCATCTAGTGCGGCTTGAACATCATTGAATACCGTACTCACGACTGCAAAGCCCTGACTAGTGCGCGAAAATATGGTCTGACCATGCCTTGCGGGGCGAGTTTTGAGAATCCACCGACAGTTTTTCCAGTGCCTTTCTTTGGCGGGTTTGGGTATAACCCGAACTCTACCACGCGAGCATAGGGCAAATTGTTGGTGAAGAAGAAAATATCTCCTAGC